AGCGTTTCCTAAATCTAATCCACTAATAGCAAACTTAACTGCTTCGTTTACTGGGAAGGGTATTATGTCGCTGGCGTTAGCGACCGCAGCGTTGAGCCCGCCCAATGGTCCGTCTACCAATGTAGCATTAATTATACTACCTACCTGCGGAGGGAAAGAACTTATTGATTGGTTAGTCGCGCTAGACCCTGTTTTTTGTAAAATGCCTCCAAGATTTCCACCTGCAGAAACAATCTGAGCGATCTCTGGGCCAAGCTTATCAAGAAAGTTTTGAGCCGTTGCCACATCACCACTTCTAAGTATAGCATCAAGGCCGGATATATTTAAATCTTGGCTTTGGAGAAACCCGGCAGCTACCTGCGTTGCTAAATCTACTGGAAGTTGTCCAGTAGCCAAGCCCTCCACGGCGTTAAACGCTTGAGCAATAGCTTCATTTGTAAACCCTGGGACCGCGCCAGAAAGAGCTTGTTCAACCATTCCTCCAGCTAAGTCCATATTTCCTATAATAGGACTCGTAACGGCGGCTGAAGCAAATTCCAACCCCAAATTTAAAAGAGTATTAGGTTTTACAGGGGATTTACCCCGCCCTAATATCTCTGTTTTTGACATCACGGGGTCTTTATCTTCAAACTTAAGCGCGGTTCTTGTGCCGTACTTAACCCACTTCATCTTTCTATCTACCCTAAGGCAAATCGTCATCTCTGAGTTACCGCCATCGTCTGCAATAGATGTCATCCCATGAATTTTTTCTGTGCACTTGGGCAGAGTACCTCTTGCGTTCCATGGCAAAGTACTGGCGCTCACCCAGGCCCAGTCTTTATTCTCGTCTCTGCGACAAACTAGGGTTTTCTGAGGTAAGTCTCTATCTTCAGAGTATTCGATCATCTCGCCCGACAGAGCCTCAGAACATGTCGGTTGTGGCCTTTTTTGGTGAACTACATCGCTCCCCTTTGCGGTTTTGGGGTCGGTTTCTCTTTCAATTATCAAGCCACGAGTTAAGTTCTTCCATTCCCAAACATCTTTATCAGGACCAGTTTGTCTGTTGTTCCTTCTAATACAAACTTTCAGATCTTGGGTGACGTTTCCAGAAAAAATATACGCCCTACCTTCGTTGTTCTTGTTGCATTTAGCACCTGGATCTTCTGTGTTTGTTATATCAGAGACATCTATAGTCGGGATTGTAATAGGTGTTTGGGATATCACCTGATTATACGTTGTGTCGTTAAATAACCCGGCCACCACAGAGTTGTCTGGGCTCCCGCTTATAGCAATTACAATACATTTCGACCCTATATACTGAGTAGATAAAATGCCTCTTCCTACCCCAAGAACAGGGATCCAATCGGACTTAGCATCTACAGAGTCCTCTCCAAAAAGAACCCTGACTCTTCCTAAATTTTCTGGGTCTTCTACATCAGAAATAGTTGCAGGTAGGTTTAAAATCTCGGTATCCAGCCCTCCGGTCCTACTAATAAGGCGAGCAAAGTCCGCATTAAAACCTGCTAGACTAGAGGCTATTTGTGATTCACTCATGTCTCTCCCCTCTTAACTGTGATTGATGATCTGGACCCCTACGTAGCCGTCGTCGACTTCGTTGTTGTTCTCTTGGTTTTTCACATATAGGTCCACACGCGATGCTGTTCTCTGAATCCTAATGTAGCTCGCAACGCTGCTAGCATGATTCATGCCTTGGGCCATGACGTAGTAATCAGTGCTATTTGAGTACGAGCTAGCAAATGTTAATCTATACCTCCCAGAAGACACACGACTTACTGTTACTCCTGGCGAACCTTTAATTGTTGGAGAGGAGCCTAATGTGATCTCAAGTTTTTTATCAGCTTGAGGAGGTAGGATCTGAGTGGTCGAGCCGGATATGGGTAGTTGAGAAGTCGGTGCTGTAAAATTTGCCGAATACCGATCGCTACTAGATATCCTAAGATCATCGTAAACCGCGTCGATGCTCACCGCGCCGTAGTCGTTTAGTCCTCCTAAACGAAACTCGCTGGGGTTCAGGATATCGCTATCGGTTAGGTCAGTGCTGTTACTTTGGCTACCATCCCAGTAAAGCACTATGTCACCACTAACTTTCTCTTTGACAAGAGCTACATGGTGCCATTCCCCTAAGTTTGAATTGCTTCTGCTCAGCATAAAGGTGCCAGGCAGAGTGTTGTGATTGGGGTTATTTGGGTTAAACCAACTAAATCTTATAGTAGTACTATTCTGCCAAACTGTTAGAGCCCAGTTATCCAAAGAGTTGGCGGCGCCATATCCCCCAAAAATAACCATAGGAGTGGATCCATCTCCAACTATGTTACTATTAAAGTAAATCCAAGCCTCCATCGTAAACGCGCCATTGAAATTATAGGGTCTACCTGGGCCATTATCACTTACGTCATATTCTAGATACGCCCCGTTAAGACTCAGAGAGTTATTACCTACTATCGTAGGACTGCCAACAATCTGGACATTTGTATTATTAGATTTAGTCGGAGTTACATTATATTTAACGTCATCGATATTAAGATCAAAAGTCGACCTAATCATCACATCATCCCAGTTAGTATCCGCAGGGATCTGAGTAGGGGCATCTATTAAGAAGAAAGGTCTCCAGTCGGTCCCGTCATAGAAGTAAGGGGCTTGGCCAATAACTTTTATCTCTCTCTCATTACCTGAGCCAGGAGTCGTAGCATTATTTGTGAGCCTAATCGCGTCTCCTTTTAGGTCACCGTCAATGTTAATGTTGCCTATGCCCTCGATATCATTACTATTAAGATCTAAGTTATTTCCTAGTTGAGGAGAGGAGTCATCAACAATATTTATAACGATAGAAGAAAGATCAGGTGGAGTGTATGTAAACTCTCCTGTTCCGTTGTTATAAGAAAGACTAGCAGTAGCACTCGCAGAGGCCGTAGTAACAGACAAGTCGCCTAGTGTAATGAAGGAAGAGAGATCGGGCGGGGTGTATGTAAATGCTCCTGATGTGTTATTATAAGCTAGGCTAGCAGCACCGGCACTTGCTGTTGTTACAGATAGGTCGCCCAGTGCTATGCCCCCGGCGTCTGCCTGGTTAGTCCAAGCAGTACCGCTCCATTTTAGTACCTGCCCAGTACTCGCAGAACTTATAGTTACATTACCTACATCATTTAATGTAGCAACACTGCCAACGCCACCACCAACTCCAGGTACCCAAGAAGTGCCATTCCATTTCAAAACGTCATTAGTACTAGCCCCAGAGGTGTCTACATCACCTAAAGCATTAATGCTCAGAGCTGAAATAGACTGCAAGTATCCTTGGATTGCGTGGTTACCCCAGCCATAGGACGTGTCCCATTGTCCTATCTTTGTGGTTGTAATGTTGCTTGAAGGGTGGGCATTGAAAACAGGGTCAGTTTCTGTAAAGTTGCTCAAGTATCCTGCGCTGGCGTGGTTACCCCAGCCGTAGGCCGCGTCCCAATTAGAAGTGTTTATTCCTGAAACGATACTTCCTCTGACTTCTGAGAACAGAACTTTTTTAGTAGTACCTTCTAAAGAAGAAGTTGTATCACTGGCATCTACAGCTAACAGAATATCGCCATCTGCAATACTTGTTAAACTTGCAAAATCTGTTATTTTCTTTCCTGTCGTGGTCATAACATTAATTATAGAGGATATCTGAGGAGTTTTGAGAAACTAGGTGGTGGTTCCCGTCTAAAGTTTGTATTTTTTTGTTTGTATTAATTATACTTTCATCTATTATTTCGGGGTTAAAAAATGCGTCACCTTGTCTCCATAGGTCCGCTGCAAGAAAAGCGTATTGTACTCTTGAATTTAACTTTGACTCTGTCCAATACTCAGAGATCGATTGAACTGCCCCCCAAGTCTTTCCGTTTCTGTTGTAGTAAAATGGCAACCTAAAAAATATGTTATTAGAGTCTTCTAGAGTTGCAACTGCTGTCTCGCCGGCAATTAACTGGTTTCTAAAAGAAGCAGATCCACTATCAACTCTGTTACCAAGACTATCTAGCTCCTCTGCTCCTACTTGGGCCAAAGTAAATTTTGTCGGCAATAAAGTTGGAGCATTAACTTCATTTCCCCTAAGCCCGCTCTTTACTTTAAACGTTCCGTCAAGATTTTTTTCTACCTCTTCTTTTGTATGGGCCTTTACGTTAAACAAACTAAATAAAAACACAAGGGACAAAATACTACCTTTTGATTCCATCAGACCGTCCCACTCCGCTTTATATGCAGAAAATTTACCTGAGTAGCCTATAGAGGCCAAATCTACGTTAGAAAGATCTGTACTTCCGTCTGTTATTTCCTCTGTAGAACGCCAAGGACTAGAATCAAAAGGACTTAAGTCTAAGACTTCTCCTTTTATAGTCTTATACTCGGTCTCTGCAACGGTTTGACTAAGTTCTTTTTCAAACCACCCAAGTGCGTTTCTAATAAGGGTTCTTTTATATTTTTCGTTCCAATTCACGTTCCAAAAAGGCCTAGTAAGACCCGCGTGCTGTGCTAGCCAGTCTAAGTTTTTAGGACTGCATTCATTAGGATCTAAGTAGGTATAATAGAACGATTCTATCTCATGTTTCTTTTCTCTTAAAAACTCATCGGCACCGGCTAAAATCCATTTGGCAATAGGAGCTCTAGGTAGCCTATCTTCTGGTAATTTGTACCAAGATTCTATGTCTTTTGGGGAATAAAGTTCAGATTTTGTTCTATCTGATAGCACAGGAGACATGCCTAAAGCCCTTCTTTCTTCTTCGTCAAAAATAGTTCTAGGAAGAAACTGATAGGCAATTAATCGGTCGCTAGTTGCAACAACAGTGCCTACTTCTAGCGCAGAAATGGGTATATTAAGTCTTTCGCCCTCATCCGCCACTAATAACATCTGCTCTGATTCTTCAGGGCGATAGCTTAGAGACGCTGATGGTAACCTTAAATAGATGGGGCGAGTATTTTCATC